GTTAGGATCAAGTATTATGTCTTGATTGGTATTTCTTGTTGAAATTACGTTATCAACAAAGGTAATGTCAATGTTAGCACCGTCAACAAACAAACTTGCTGAAGCAATTTTTACACCGCCGGCTGTCTCACCGTCACCTATAAAAAGGTCCTGCTTATCTGTGGTGAAGATCATTTCACCTTCAAGAGGTGTTATTTCTTCTCGACGTGATTCTGGACCTCGGCGTATCTGTAAGTTGTTCTTGTTAGGGTTGTTATACTGAACATTTGCCATTTACTATACCACTTATAGATTTGCTATCGCTGTTTGGAAATCCGCATAAGTTGCACTACTCGCCGCTATACTTTTTAGATCAATGATTTTTATGTATCCAGGTATTTCTCCATTCACGGCATCAACTAATACTGTGCTATCATCAGCAAACACACTACCAGTTAAGTCGCCTGTGATAGCATCAAAGATACCTGTACCAGCGGCAACCTCACTGGATGCATTACCGTTGACATAAATTACTGCATCGCCTGCTCCTAATACAATAGTGCTTGTGTTGGTAGTACCTATGTTTACTCTTGCAGGGTTACCTGGAGTACCACTATCAATTCCACCTTGGATGTATAAATCAGTGTCTCCTGGTAGTGCTGTAATGTTGTTTGTTTCAATTAAGTTATTTCGTATATTGCCAACAACTGTGTTAGTTTCAGCATCAATTATTATTGAAGAGTCGATTCCGTACACATCGCCTTTGATATCTGCTTGTAGTGTTCCAAATGGTCCAAAATAATTAAGTTGTGAAATATTGGCTTGTGCAATATTTGCGGAGCCAACATTGATAGTAGTAAAGTCAACAGTATCGGTAAAGTTAGTCATGTCTACGGTATTACCTTGACTAATTGTTAAAGAACTACCATCCCAACTTAGGCTTTGGTTATCTACATCATTTTGGGGACGAACTATAAATTTATTTGTGTTTCCATCATAAACAATAACATCTCCATCAACTGGTGTAAGTCCCGGGTCAACGTCATTAAGATCGTTTAATGATAAGTTTAAACCAAACTGTAAATTATTAACGGCCGTGTCAATATATCTTTTGTTGGCCGCATCTTTTGGTTCAGATGGATCTGGAACATTAATTATAGCATTGCTGTTCATGTTCAACTGACCAGCCATAGTTCCGCCAGCAAGGTCAAGTTTGTCAACTGCTAGGTTGTTTGCATTTGTAAGTAAAACGCCGCCCTGTGTATGTGCAAGGTCGCCTATGTATAGTGCTTGTTCTTCACTATCATAAACTAGTTCACCAACTTGATATGTTTTACCGCTTCTGTTGGCAGTAGAAAGAATTTCAACTTGGTTGTTGTATATAAGCGTTTGATTTACATTGTCAGCCATCTTTTGTTCCTATTATGCGTATAGTGGAATGTATCTAGTGTTTCCATTCACCGTTACTTCTATCCATTCGTTTACAGTGCCAGTGTCTACTGGAGTGTTTCCAGTTTGACCTAACAGCGTTAAATTTCTTACAGGACCAACAAGTTCACTATTAGCACTATCAACAAGAACAGTACTGTCGTCCCCAAATATGCTACCCTTAACATCACCTAGATGATATCCTGTTGAATTACCAATTAGGCTACCAAAGAGTTGACCATTTAAACTTGTGCTTGCTGTTATCACTGTACCGTCAATGGTTCCTGTTGTTAGGCTACCAGAGGTATTAGAAACTATATCAAGTTGTATGCCACTGTTACCTACAGTAGAGTTACCATTTCCTGCATCTGTTGCGATGTTAATCTGACCGCCGTTGGATCCATTAATAGTTACACCGCCCGAATTAGCAGTAATTAAATTGTCACTACCTGATACAACAAGAAAGTTACCGTCAACCTTAATTGCATCGGAACTTGCGTTAGTTGATACCAGTTGAAGTTTATTTGTTTGAGATTTGATGCTAGCCTGTCCCGGAGCATCAATACCTACAGTTAGTGCAACTGAATCATTGTTGGATAAAACTTGGAATCCGCCAAACGCCTGTGCTGGGTCTGCTGAGTTAGCCTGCCTAATAATAAATCCTGCTGACTGTTCTGATGGACTATTTTGTAAGTTAATAGCACCAGCGTGTAAAACATCTACTTCGATATCGTCATCAAATCGTATTCTTGTACTATCATTTGAAACAATAAATCCACCTGGTTGAAATTCTATGTTATTGATTGCTACGGTACCGGTTCCACCAGTTATGTTTAAATTTGTACCTGCAGGAGAAGTAATACCTGTGTTATCTATTATTACGGCATCACGAACATTTAGTTTTCTTGTTCCATCTAGTTTAACTTCTCTATTACCACCGCCTGTGATAGTAATGTTCTGTGTGGCAAATATATCAAGGAAACCACTTGCCGCAACATACATAGAATCAGAACTTTCAATGTGTGATCTTGAATTAGCAACATCAAATCCTAGTTTTAGATTTTCTGCACTGCTATCTTCTGTAACTTCAAGGAAGTTACCTGCTCTGTGTTCAATTGCAATTCTTCCTGTTGCACCAGTGTTGTTGTAAATTCTGTTATCGTTAACATCAAGGTCACCACCCAATCTAGGAGCAGTGTCTCTGTTTACAACAATAGGAACATTCAATACGGATAAGTCAACTGTATCGTTTGATCCAGTGATGGTTAAGTTAGTACCATCAAATTCTAGTTCCTGTAACGTATCGTCAAATAGTACAGATAGATCAACAACGTTTCCGTTAATACCTGTAATACCCAATCTTGCCGCACCGTTAACCACTTCAAATGTTAGTGCTTGTGAATAAAATCCTGCGTCTAATTTATTTTGGAATTCTGTGTCAATGTAGCCTTTTGTAGCCGCATCATTTGCTGTTGTAGGAGCACCTAAACTTACAATCTTGTTTGACTGCATGTTTATCTGGCCGTTCATCACGTCACCAGATTTATCTAGTTTGGTTGCCGCATTATCATTAGAATCTGCTAATAGAATACCGCCAGCAGTAGACCCGTCACCAACATATAGGTTAGTTTGGTCAGTATCGTATATAAGTTCACCTTGATAAGCAGTATACAGCAGTCTAGTGGCTGTATCCATGCTTCTAACTTGGTTATTCTTGTATACTGTTTGCGTTATATTCTCATTGGCCATCTTTTAGTAAACTCCTACACATTAATACTATTTAGCCTATCTAGCGAACTAAATAAAATTGTGAAGGACGTTTATATAGACATGTTCTACGAACTGATGTCCGAAGCAAAGGGCATCACTGGCATGGGACTGCCGGAAGAACTGGAGTCTTATGTTGTTTTTCTATTGGCAAATCATATAAAAAAGCCCAACTTTACTCCCCAAAGTTCGTTTGCGGAAACCTATCTAACCATCAGTAATATACAAGGCAGACAAGGTTCTGCACTGAGTAAGGAACTTGCGGATTCCTGTTTGTTTATTACCGGAGTCTTTCCTGAATACGGAGCAAGAAAAGGACTGTCAATCAGTTACTATTCTAACATAGGCAAAGGAAGTTACAGCAAGGCCGCGGATCATCTTAACATGGATCTGTTTAGTGAGCTGAGCAAGCATTTTGAATACGCTAGACAGATGATCAATGTAACAGTAAAAAAGACTGATGTTATCGATCTTACCAGCCTTTAAAAAGCGTATGTTTTAAAGTAGTGCTTACTCCACTTTATTTCTTCTTGCTTGTTTTCGTAGATTGCATGTTTGATCATAGGGTGTCGTGGATAACTGCTGGTCCAAGCCGCCTTGCCGTGGAACCCAAAGTCCTGATATTTGTTTTCCCAATCGTCCCATAGACCTATAAATCCTTTTGGGTTTAGTGGACCGTATTTGTAAAACAGTTCCGTCCTAGCAAAGTCCAACACAAACCCTTTTGATACAACAACAACGTGAGTGTCTACCTGATTCTCTTTTAGGAACTCCTGTCCCATACCCACGTTCATCGATACTCCACGTTCTTCATTTTCCCAGTATTGTATTACCTGACGGGTGTATGCTTCAATGCCGTGCAATCTCAGGATCCTTCGCAGGAGATTAGCCATAAAAATACAGGTGTGTCCTGCATTTTCAATAAACCCAACATGATAGAATCTGGAATATATTTCCTGAAACTCTGAGGGAATTTGGTCTTGTGGTATTTCTTTTGTTATTGCCAAACTTATATTTTCTGGATGCTTTATGCTAAAGCCTGGCGTCCAGGAAGTTCTGCTCACGCCACTGTCGCTTTTGTGTTTAAAATTTTCTATGTTAATGTCTGGTGTATCCAGTGGTTTTGAAAATGGCATAATTGTTCCTAACTATAATCTCCGTTACGTTTTAATTATACACGATCTACAACTAATGTCAACCTTTTCTGGCATAAATACTATTGGGCAAATAAAGAGGGCGTAAAGAAAATGGATTTTGTAACGCTAATAAGCGATGTCGGATTCCCAATCGCAGGAGCAATCGCGGCAGGTTATTTTGTATATCTAACACTGAGATTTATTCTGGCCGGAGTTACAGGCTCAGTTACCACCCTTAAAAACATCATCAGTCAACTAGATAATCGTGTTCAAACAATGAACAATGATCTGGTCAAGATTGATGCTCTGCTATCCTACACACTTGGTGTAAAACCAAACGTGGACAGACTAGCCGCAAACGAAGGTAAAGAGGACGCAAGACGTGATTAATACAGGACATAAAACAACAGATGCTTGGTTAGCCAAACAACCTATTTGGCACGATAGAGATATGCTTAAGGCAGTTTTACTCGGAGTGGTACTAGGAGTTGCTGTTGGATTCTTTTGGGGGTTTGGTGTTGGATCACCTGACCTAAGTGGCATGACCTTAAACTATGTAAGAGGATAAAATGGAAGAGGCAAATATAGCACAAACTATTAAGGATCTTGGTTTCCCTATTGTAGCCGCATTGGGCATGGGTTACTTTATCTACTTCATTTGGAAGTGGGTAACAGAAACAATTGATCCTATCATAGGTGCTACTATGGGCACTCTTATCAAACTTGTTGACCGTGTGCGTATGTTAGATAACGACATGATTCGCATGAACATGAAGTTGTCAATGGTGCTAGAACACAGGCACTTGCTAGATAAAAATTTAAGCAAGGATCAAATAGACGAACTTGATGCTATCGTAAGCAAGTATCAAAGTCGCAGTCAAAAGTTTGATTCAACTGGTGGAACATCTAAAAAGGAACAACCACCTGAAAAAAAGTAACAAGTAAAAGTAACGGTCGACCGCCTTGGTTACTTTTACTAATTGCATATGGCGGAACATTCATTTCAATAGCATTATTAAAACTTCTTATATAAGTACTTTATGAGGTACTATTTAGGTTCATGTGAATACAAATGGACTCATGCAAAAACACACATGGAGCCAATGTGGATAATGCGTGAGCTCGGCCAAGATCTTTACAAATTCGTAGAAGAAAATAATTGGGATTGGAAACTCATAAGGAGTAATAGCCAATCCTTACCTGGAGACGTATATTGTCGATGCGATGTTTATGTGGAAATTCCTAACACCAAGCAGGGAACATTATTTGTTCTTAAATATCCTCATGCTATACCATTGGAGAAAATAAAATGATTTGGTTAGACTATACAGTACACAGTTATGCAAACGGTGATTTTACAGTAGAAGGCGAATGGCCAGGCGAAGTAATGGGTTTAGATCGTGAAGGTAATCCGGGAGATAAATCACACCCACTATATCGACCAGGTGATGTGTTTATTGTAGACAAAGACGGTGTTCTACGAAAGTCCGACGAATTAAATGTTTTACTATTAAAATACGAAGAAAAGAAAAGATCTACTTCTCAGTAGCAACAAACGCACCGTTCCAGTCCTTGGGAAGTTTCTGCGTTTTCATTAGTTCGCAACGTTCAATCCAAATGTCGTAGTACTTGTCCATCTTGCCATCAAAGTTCCCGTGCATGTGTTTGCAAATCTTAATGGCTTCATCAAACTTCTGTGCTCTATACAATGAATGCATAGCATCGTGTTGTGATTTATGATTTCTCCAAGTATCAGTATAACCATTTAATGCTGTATAGATAAAGTCCGGTGTGCTCTTGCCTTTAGGCTGTAGGTTATCCAAGAACAAATAGAAGAAGTCATCTTTGGTTCTGTTGTAGGTTTCTGCACCAATAATACATAATACACCATACGCTTTACAACGTGCTTCCAAACGTGCGGCTGTACTAACCATGTCGCCTAATATATCATAACTGTGTCTAGCACTAGATCCCATTTCGCCAATAAAGCCTTCACCTGTGTTAACACCGAATCCCATCTCTGCTTTAGGTAATCCTTGTGCTACCATTTCGGCACTGTACATTTCAACAGCATCAATCATATCTAAACCTACACTAACAATAGTGTGTGCGTGGTTAGGATCATCAATAGGAGCACCGTGTATGTGCATTGACGCATCACCTACATACTTAATAACCATTCCATTCTTGTCTAGTATAGGTTTAGTAATGCTGTCCATATATCCGTTCATGTAATCGCCTAGGCCTTTGACATCATCACCATAGTGTTCACCAATTGGAGTAAAGCCACGTAGATCACTAAACATAACACTTACGTCTTTCTTAACACCCTTCTTGATTAGGTCTGGATCTTGTTGTAGCATCTTAACAACTTCAGGTGAACAGTAACCTGCAAACTGTTTCTTTATCGCTTGCTTCTCAAGGAATTCACGTACAAACTTAATTCCGTAAACTTGTAGTGCAATGATAACCAAAGTAATGATAGGTGCTGTAACATCTAGTAATACCTTTTCTGTCGTAAACATATATATAGAATAAGGAACAACTCCTCCTATCATCACGACGGTTGCTAGTAGTCCAACAATCATCCAACGACTTAATAATATTAGTAGTAGTCCTCCTATGGCTAGTGCCAATAGTTCTGCTTGCGGAGCCCATACAGGCCTTTGAATGTTGGTACCATTAAACATTGTACCTAGTACTGCGGCCTGTACACTTCCTGGATAAACTGATCCCATTGCTGTAGGCACAGGGTTGGCAATGCCTGCGGCAGTAACGTCAACAATAACTACTGCACCTTCAAATCCATCTTCATTCTTGTCAATGTCAGCAATACTAATACGTTTTGATCTTTGGCTCCAGTCAATCCATACACGCCCTTCTGCATCAGTTGGTATAGGACCAAACTGTTTTATTCGCATCTTGTCTATACCTATAGGACTTAACTTTATATCAAAACTAGGATCACCTGCTATGACTCGTAATGTCTCTAATGCCAGGCTTGGATACAACACACCGTCTACGACAGCGACAGTTGGCATGCGTCTTACAACACCATCTATCTCCGGCTCAGTTGAAACGATTCCTGCACCGACACTGCTATTCTCAAGTTCTGGTATGTTTGCAATTATGCCACCATAAGGTAATATCGTATCTAGATAGTCTGAGTTGATTATGTTTGCACCAGGATTGATAGGACTGTTCTTTGTTTTATCGCTAGGTCGACTTGCTAGTATAACAGGAAGTTGCATCATTGTTTCTGCTAGTTCTGCATCACCTCCTAGCCTATCTTTTTCTGGCATCATGATGTTCCAGACAACAAGTCCTGCACCTTTGTTATATAAGTCTTTTATGATGTCTGCATAAATGTTTCTTGGGAACGGATACTGTCCGTATTTGTTAAGTGTCTTTTCATCTATTTCCGCAACATAGATATTGTTTTCTATTGGCTTTTGGGCAATAATCAATTGGTCAAAGTAATTGAGCTTAACACTTTGAATAAAAGTGGGCGGTGTCATAAACATGTACACCAATGCGGATAGTGTGAGCAATGCCCACCATGGCGATAGTAATCTCTTCATGCTGTATTTATTCGTAGCGAAAGGCACAGTTAAAACATCCTAAGCGAGGGTAACGCTTTTTTAAATGATGGCTAACTGAACCTTTCTATTTTTACTTATTAAAACTTAATTACAAGTCCTGCAGAAATGGAATTAGTGTCACCTAAGTCTGTCATGCTTCTTGTACCTTCAACTCTCCAAGTAACAGAGCCTGTGTCCTTTTCTAAGCCTAGTGAAATATCATTTACACCATCTGTGTGATGCATTGCTGTAAAGTCAACCAAGCCTAGGTCACCACGTAGTCCTACAGTGCCATAACCGTACATATCACTTGTAGCATCTACTGTTCTTGCAGTTTGTACACTACCTGCCTCTGCGTAACCGTCCATTGTACGCTTACCACGTGTGTAACCAAACACAGGATTTATTTTGCCTGTTTCTGGTGAGAACGTAATTCTGGCACTGGTATCAGTTCCTTTAGTTTCGCTTGTGTTAGCAAAGTCACCAATTGTGCGTGATACATCATAGTCAGTCATTGCACGACGAACTTCTAGTTTAACATTATTCTTTTCAACACCTGCGGCAAATGCTGTAGTTTCTGCGTCAACACTATCACCATTACCTGTTAGTCCTGTACCTAGTCTTGTAAAGCCACCTGAAATAGTAACACCGTTTTCAAGTTCTTTGCTTCCACCCACAACAGCACCAGTTGTTGAACCGCTCATACCATTGTTGTATTTGCTGTTCATTCTAATACCTTGAATGTTGTTGAAGTCTAAGTTTCTTAGTGTGCTTGATGTAACGTCCTGTGCAGTTTCTATTTGATCAATGCGTCCTTCGAACGGATCGAGTGTAACAGGAGCCATTGTGTGTAGTCCGTCTATAGATCCGTCACTCATATTATTCCACATGGTTGTTGTGCTTGTTCTTTGTACAATCTGTATAACGCCGCCACTAGCCGCAACATAACCAATTACTGTGCTTGAACCCTGGCTTACTACTGTTGG